GGCAGTAAAAACGGCATCTGCTTCATATGTTGCACCAGTTCAAACACAAATGACAATTGAAACTGGACGAACACTTTAATTAATTTTTAATTTTTTTTTTATAATAATATTTATGTAATATTCTAAAAATATTAAGTTTATAATATATCATGATATATTGTTTTTTTTTTTTTAATTATTATATTATTTTTTTTAATATATATTATATAATATATATTATAATGAGTTATTGGAAGAACGAAGATAAAATTGATGTTAAACAAACCCAAGTATCGGTCGCCTCTGTTAATGGGCTTTCCTATTCTGGGGGTCAGCGAGTGGATATAGAAGTCCCCCCAACTATTAAATTTTTTGATGGTAAAAATTCATACCTTAATTTTGATGTTAAAATTACACCTCCCGCTGGTTTTCATACCCGCCTTCAACTTGACCCTCATATTGGGGGAAATTCTCTAATTAAAAATATTCGTATTTATGCTGGATCTCGAAATGTTTTATTAGAAGAAGTGGTTGATTACAATGTAAAAGTTGCTATGGAATATTCTTACAATCAAGATGATAGTTTAAGAAATCTTCGTGCATTAAAAGAAGGGTGTTTATCTCATTCACTTTTAACCAAAGGGTCAAGGGGAACAACCGAATCTGTATTAACTGATATACAGACTAACCCATATTACAAACGGGCAACGACTGCTGCTGTTGGTGATGATTTTGATGCTACTAAATATCTAACTTGTAAATGTTCCATTCCACTACATACTGGGATTTTTGCTGGTTCTAAAAAAATATTCCCAGCTCTATTAACTGATGGATTATATATCGAGTGCGATTTAGAATCCCCAGAGAATGTTATTAAACAGCTTGATAGTGTAAATCGTCATAGGCGAACCAAACTCAATCCTTTCGTATATGGGAGTGATGGGGCGGGTGCTACATTTCCATTAAGTGATGTAACCAATTATACGGAAATCTTTTTAGAAGTTGATAATGGTGTATCTTCTGTTGAAAACTGCCCCTTTGTTGTTGGTGAAAGAATTAATTTCTGTGAAGCGGGGCAACCTTCTTCCACATCGTTCTTAACTGATACAACTGGGGCTGTATTCGCAAATCATTTATTACCGAAAATTGTTTCTATTACTATGGATGGTGGTTATGTTAAACTGACTACTGATGGATTTAAAAACCCTACAACTATTTCGCAGATTATAGATGGTTCATTCGTTGTCTATTCGGCAGAGATAGACCGAAGAGTTGTAACGGAAGATGGAACGGGAACTGCCCCCGCTCTAACCGCTTTCCGTCCTACTTATACCATGTCTAATGTTGAGTTAGTTGTCGCACAAGTCGAACTTGACAGCCAATACGAAAAGGGAATGATGAGTAAAATGAGAGAAGGGGGTGCGATTGAATTAGATTATGTAAGTTGTACCAATCACAAATTTAATTTACTAAAAACAAATCGTAATGCTTCTGTCAATATTGATATGAATGCGTCTCGTGCTAAATCATGTATTATTGTTCCAGTTGATGATGAAGTATATGACAGCGCCACATTGGTCGGTGGTCTTGGTTCTACTTATGAAGAAGAAACAACTTCGGCTGATGTTGTCCTTCATTCTAATCGGTCTGGAATGGTTGGAGTCATTGATTTTGCAACTCAATATCAATTTGTAATTGATGGAAAACAAGAACCCTCCCGCCCCGTTTCTGTATCCANAATTAATAAAGGTGTTTCAATTTCGGCGGCCGCTTTAACGGAAACTGAAAAAGGTTTAAATCAAGCTGGTATTCCAGTAAGGTCATTTGTTGATTACAATAGAAATTTTGTAATTGCTAAATGCTATGGTTTAAATGATGGTGTCCGCGATCTTCGTGGTGTATCTCAACAGCTACAAATTCTATACAATGAAAGTTTAGCTAGTGGAGTGGATCAACCCCCAGTTAAAAATAAAATGTTAATGTGTTTCCTTTATCATATCCGCCGACTTGTTATTAAAGGTGATAGTGTAAATGTTGTTATTTAAATAGTTATTTTTTTATAAATAATAAGTTCATAAATTTCTCCATTTAAATAAAAATGTTTCATTTGAATTCTACAAATTGGACATGTTACTTTTCTCATTTCTATCCATTTATATAAACATATTTTACAAATAGAATGAGAACAATTGATATAACATTTATCAATTATATTTTCAAAACAAATAATGCAATCTTCCATATTATTATATATGTATATATTATATTGATATGACAAATAAAGAAATTGATTTGTTGTGGTGTGGATTGTGCTTTATATATTGTGTGGGTTGGTATTATTTATTAAAATGGGTTATGTAAAAGTTTTTTCTAATTGTATTTTTAATTTTTTTAAAGTTTAATTATTTTATAAGTATTAATATATATATAAAAATGCCGTTTCGTTATTTAGAAATACAACCAAACTCAACCCCAGCTTCTGGGAAAATTTCTCATGCTCGGGGTTTCCCCAATATCACTATGACTATTGGACGACAGAATGCCGTATTAGATATGGCTTCTATTCGCGTATGTGGTAAAATTAATATCTGGACGGATGCGGCTGGAACTCTTCACCCAGTCGATGGTGGAACTGCTACGAATTTAACTGCTTCCGCTAAACTTGGAATTTATGGTGTTATGGATCAAGTGGTTTTTCGCCACGCTGAAACTAAACAAGTCGCCGAACATATCCGTCATTACTCTCGCTTTATGTCTTCCTACCTTCCAGTTATGTCGTCTAAACAAGATTCTATGGGTCATTTAAGCGAAAGCGCCCTTATCACTAATAACCACGCTTCATTTAAATCGTCTGTTATACAGAATGCGGGTGAATCGTCCTTCTGTGTTCCCCTTCCTTGCGGTATGACGCTTGGGGGAAATAAAGTCCCACTAAACTCTCTGCCTCTTGATATTGAACTTTCCCTTGCTCCCGATTCTGCTTTCTTTTATAGTGAATCGGCTACTGGTTCTCTGGCTGATCTCCAAGATTGCTTTTATGAATTAAGTGATGTTAGACTAATGTGTGAAATCTATGAACCCGAACCGAATGAAATGGCCTCTATGCTTCCTATGAGTGGGGCGTTTTCGTTTAACTCAATTACCTCTTACTTTACAACTCTGGAATCTACTAATTCTATTGTAAATTTCCGTCTTGGATTAAGTAAAGTATTAGCGGCTTTTGTTAATTTCATTCCTTCTAGTTTTGTTAATAATCTCGCCCAAGATGGTTCATTAACTTATATGCCCTCTGTTGCCCCTTCTGGTGTTGGTGATGCTGCTGGTGGTGCTCTCGCCAACCTTTCTCAAATTTCGTTTTTAAAAAATGGAATGCGATTTCCAGCTGCTTTTGAAACTGAAACGAATTATGATTTGGACAGCGGAACTCCAAGCGTTGATCCCCAAGTTATTAAATCGTTTATGTCTTCGATTGTCCCCGAAACTCACCATGTAAGAACTAATATTTGTCCCCAGAATTCCAATCGTGTATATACTATTAATAATAATTTAAGTGATGGATATAAAGTAATGCCTTTCGGTGGTGCTATGTGGGGTGTTGGTGTTGTTTATGATATGCTTGATAGTGATGGTGTTGATTTTTCCAGCGAACAATTTAGTATTCAAATGAGAAATGAATTAACTGATGGAAACCCTAACTCTGCATATCTATTTGTAAAATCTAAAAATACCATTGCTTGGAAAGATGGAATGATCCAAGTTGTAAGTTAAATGTTAAATTTATTTTCTAAACATTTTTTAATTTTTTATAATTATTTTTTTTATTTTAAAATATATATTATATTATATATATATAAAATGAGTTCCAATGATAGAATCCCCGACCTTATGAAACTGGGAGAAATTAAAACCGATATGGCGCAAGTTGTAACCACCGACATTATTGAGCCATCTGTTGTAAGTGATTCGTTCGCACGATTTACCCTTGATAGACGCGTTGGTTTCTTGCATTCAAATTCCAAAATTGCTCTCTCCGTTGTTCCTCTAACAAATGCGAAAGCTTACTTTCCCCTTAATATTGGTGTTGGTTCACTTATTCAGCGAGCCGTCCTTAAAATCGGTCAGCGAACGATTAGCGAGACCCAAGATTTCGCCCACCTCCACGCATATTCGTCTATGTTTTTAACTAATGAAAACAATAAAGAACGAGAACAATATTTAAGTCAGCGGGCAATCGCACATAAAAACGTTAATTCAAGTATGACTGATTTACTATCTGCGAATAGAGTTGGAATTGATAATGGTGTTGAAACTGATTTTACTGGCGCATCGCAAGGTGTATTTTTACACAAATTCCAAGAAATAGATGCTACGGATGCTGACACTATTAAACAGAGTCCAGTATATTCCATATATTTAAGTGACCTTTTTGGTATGCTTTCAACATTCCAACTTCCCGCATATATGCTTGATGACCCTATATTTGTTGAACTAACTTTCACTCCCCCCCTTACGAGTATTGCTGATGGAGTTAATAATCAATCTCAAAGGTGTTGTACCAATCTTACGGGAACGGAAGCTGTATCATACGCCATAGACCAGAATGAA